CGAATGTATTGGAAGCTTTGAACTGGTCTTCCCTGGCAGGGCGTCTCTCCAAAATCGCAAAGACTTGAAGGCGATGCTTATCGACCTTCTTGGCGATGCGTTGGTGACGTCTGCTGTGGAAAGCTTCGTCCATCCTGTCTAATCGAATTAGACAGAATTTGTGCGGGCTTTCCCGCAAAAGGAACTATCATGTTTGTTCGAAACAACACGAATTGTCCCAATTGTGGGAAGTGCAAAACCTTCGATTTCGTTATCGATGAAGCCATGGATCATCGTTACGGCTGGATCATGCGAATCGCATGTATCCAGTGTGACTGGTCCATAACTATCGACGCGACTCTGGAAGGTCTTCGCCAACTATTTCAGGGTGTTGTGAAACACCTTGGTTGGCGTTTTGAGGATACCCACGCGGTGAAGCTCTGGAATGCCAGCATGGAGGCTGAGTGCGAAAGCACTCACCTCGTAGTGCAAGCAGAAAAGAACTTTATCCGTTATCTGGCCCATTCGGTTTTTCAGCCGAATGTTGTCAGGGAACCGTTTTTGGAAGATCAGTTTCTTAGCAAGGTAATTGAATACTTTGTTGAGAAGCCTGATCGGAACAGACGGTATCGTTGGGATATCCTTCTCCGCACGGTCGGCCTTTAGCAAGCCAACTCACATCCAATTGGAGAGTCTATGAAAGAGCACGAGCTCGATCGTCACATAAGCGTAGCGAATGCTATACTATGCGCTCTCGATTGTCCCCGTGCCTTATCGGTAGTAATACTGATGAGGTACAAGATGTGGGACGAAATCGCTAATCTACGAACTGATCCTGGCCATTTTAACGATCCTGAAGAGTTCTTCCGAGCTCATCAGGCGACGAAACTGTTATCGAAAGCCAAATGGCTGCCGACCAGTTTCGACACTCGTCAGGTGGCGAAGGAGAAGTTTATAGAGTCCGAGGAGCTTTGTCGTCAAACGAATCTCAAATTTAGAGCCCTCCATCAGTCGGAGCTAAAACTCCACCCTGACTTCAAGCAGATATTTCATTCTGCTAGAAGAAAAATTGGTAAGGTTCTTGGTGAGAAATTGTTTGCATGGACAGAGCTCTGTGATTTCGGACCTGGAGCAGACGGTTCTACTGAACGCGGATTGACGTCCGCATACAATAAACTATCAACACCAGGATGTGTCACCCTCGGCGCTTACCCCTACTTGAACGCTTTCTGTGAGCTTTCAGCTCTAGGAAGACTTTTTGTGGGGAACGTCGAAAC